AATATACCTTCATCTGTCATTCTTTTACAGGTAAATAATACATAGGTAAATAATCCCTCTACTGTAATCATATTATCAATCATCTTACCAAGAGTTTTAATCTTATAAGAAGGATTTAAAACATCACCTATATTTTCAGAATGTGCTAAAATGAAAACCTTAAGATCTTCACGAGCATTCATTGCTTCTTTAAGTATAGAATAAAAATGTTGAGCCATTTGAGTAAATTTTTCATCAATTTTGTTATTATGTACATAATGTACAATTCTTTATATTTCTATAAAGTTCAGACTATATCTTAATTCTTACTTCTTTTTATTCCTTTTGGAATAGTTAAAGCTTCAAGAGGAGCCCATTTATGTTTAGATACCCTATTGTTAACTAACTCAAACTCCATATTATAAAATTCACACCATTGTTTAAGAGTTTTAGACTCTTCTCCAATAGTTATTAATTTCTTAAATGGATCTTTTTGTATAGCTTGTTCAAAAGATAAACCACTTCTGTAAATTCTCTGATATAAGGTCGTGTACTTAATATCAAATTCTTTAGCCCAATCTTTTAATACCATAGTTTTCCCATTATAGGTAACTATATCATTAAAATCTTCTCTATTTTTACTTTGTGTAGTTCTATTTGCCCAAATGCAATTCTCTTTAGAATAATCCTTGAGATTATCAAGTCTTTCTAAAGTAAATCCTTCTGGACAATTACCTAAATCTAAATAAAAAGTCTCAAAAGAATTCATCCATTCAGGACAAACCTGAATATTATTCTCTTTATACTTTCCTTTTGTTGCCGACGGTGAATAACACCTGGATTTCATAGATTTCCATTGTGTATATTCTGGCATTTTACTTTTTCCTTTAATTTTTTCCATATGCTATTTTAATAAATTATAATTTACAAAGATAGCGAATAATTTTTATAAAAATCCCAACCGTTTCCAAAAAGATTATAAATAATCTTAATGTACTCTCCTTCACGGAGATAGTCGTTGAACCTTTTTCCAAATTTAATTTGGAAACTTGGATGCGAATTGACCAATTCTTTTTGATTTTACCATACCTTTCATCATTACTGAAAGCCACAATATGTATTACTACTATTGTTTGGTTAAAAAGACTCTAAGGTTATCCCCGCAGTTAGATTGGTTTGGGCATGTTTATTCACCCCTTCTCAGTAGCTCTATCCATTGCTTCAAATGCCATTAAATATTGACTATCATCAATAATAATTTGTTTAATTTGAGGCATCTTTGCACTGACCAACTTTATTACTTGGATAATTTTATCAACATTGCTAGTATTATATAAATTTCCAACAAATTCTTTAGATCCAGGATCTTGAACCAATGCTTTGAAATTCTTTTTAAAACCTTTAATAGGAAGATTCTTTCCTGCAACATTAATAATAAATGTTCTTGTGGGGTCTAAATTTCTTAAACTAGTTGATTTACCAGATCCAGCTTCACCAACTATTGCGCCTAATTCCGCCATATTTTATAACTTAAATATATTGTTTTCTTCTTTATCATCTTCTCTTATTATTTCTTTTGATTTAACTATATCTGTTGTCATTAAATTTAGATATGGTTCATAATCTGCAATTTCAGAGGGTTTTGGAAGCTCAATAAACATACCAATCTCTCCATGAAATACACTGCCGATATTTAAATCTGATCTACCAAATCTATTCTTATTAATTTGAATAATTCTTCCTTTGTGTTTTAACACATTTTTTATAGGAAAACCTTCACATGAAGATACTTTTTCTCTGTAAGGGTAATAAAGCATAATAATTACTTCTGCGGATTGTGCTGGTCCCGAAGAATCAGCTAAATCATCTAATTGAAGTAGTTCATATCCTCCCTGACGTCTTTCTACACTTTTAGAATTTCTATTAATCTGCTGTATTAAAACACCAGTCATATTACACTTATTTCTAAAATATACAAAATAATCACATACTAAATCTATTTTAGTTTTTACTGCATCATTGCCAGAAATTAGTCTTATATGATCTATTAAAGCTATTTTATAGGAAGTTGGATCATGTTCAATATAATTTTCTTTATGGTCTCCAACTTGTTCAAATGTGCCAAAATTACTTAGCCATCCTTTACAAGTAGCATATATAGCTGGTGGAGATAAAGGCTTATCATATATGGTAAAACATTTTTGAAGTTCCAACAACCAATCTTTAGATTTTTCTATATAAATGAAATTTTCATCAGATATTGGAAAAGTCAAAGAGAGAATCTCTTCATAGGTGATAACTTTATTAAATGTATCATAAATATATCTAGATAAAAGTTTTGCATATAATACATCACCAGCCATTTCAAAAGAATAATAAAGGATATTTATAGCATGGTTTTCTTTATTTTTAAATAAATTATAAACAAATACATCCAGAGCAAAGGAAGTCTTACCTCCACCTTGATCGGCTGCAATTACATATAAGTATTTACGTTGTATTCCATATATAATAGAATCTAATTTAGGTAAACCAGTACTAATACCAATATTATTTCCTCGCCTACCTTTTTGAATATTTTCAAATAATTGTGTTACCGACATTAATTTATAAATATTTTATTTAATTCTTTAATTATTTCTTCATTATTTTGTTTATAATTGAATCTAACTAAAGTTATTTTATCTTTATGCAATTCACAAAATTCATTTAAAATTTTATCCCTTCTCTGTTCTTTTTCAAAATCAATAATTCCTCCTTTATGAAAAATAGGGACATATTGAAAATGCTGAATCCCATCAAACTCTATAAAATACTGTTTATTATTAAATTTAACAAAGAAATCAATCTTCATCAAATTAGTATTTCTAGCAATTTCAGTTGTAATTAATTCAAATTGAGTTCTAAAAGGAATATTATTTTCTTTCAATCAGTTGTGAATCAATAGTTCTCCTTTAGAAGATCTACAAATAGGGCAACCTTGTCCCTGTAGGTGATTCGTGATTGATTGTAAAAATACACCATGATTTTTACAGATAATTTCAATCTTAGATCTACTATTTTTATATTCTTGATTAGGATAACTATATAAACCTTTATGAATTTCCTTACACTGTTCTTTAACAAACTCCCAAGAGAAAGCCCTATCTTCAGATAAAATTTCTCAGCTACATAAAGGACAACCATGTCCTGCTAAATGACTACTGGCTTCTTGTATAAACTCTCCATGAATAGGGCAGACAATTTTAATTTTATCTTTTCTAGTCTTATAGTTTACTAAAGTGTAATCATACTTATAATTATGAATTATGTGGCAATCATCAATAAAAGAATCTTTTGATTTAATTCTTGCTAGATCACATTTTAATCTACCACATACAGGACAACCTTTTCCCTTTAAATGATTATTAGTAGTTTGTCAGAAATCTCCATGTTCTAAACAAATTATACATACTTTTTCCTTACTTCCTAAATAAATCACTTTTGAGTAGTCATATTTGTTTTTATGTATAATGTTACTTTTTTCTATGAAAGATTCTTTTGATGTGCATCGATTTCCTCAACATTTAGGACATCCTGAACCTCCTAAATGTATTACAGGATTTTGTAAAAATTCTCCATGTTTCTGACAAATTATATTAACTGCAGTTTTAGTATTTTGATATACAACTTTTGAATAATCATAAGTACTACTATGTATTTTAATTGCTTTATCTATAAATTCTTCTGTTGTTAATTTTTTCATATTTATAATAACTCCATGTTGTTATAGCCATTAATATTGTCAGAATTTTTTATGTGTTCTAATTCTATCCATTTCTGAGAGGCAATAAATTCTAAAATAGTATAATGGATTAAATTATTTTCCCTTCCAAAGGTAACTGCAGCCATTATACGTTCATGAGTTACGCCACAATTTTTAATTTGTGCAGAATAATGAATACAAAACTGTTCTAATGATTGAAAATTTCCTTTTGTAAAATTTCTTAAACTACACATTTTCCCATTAATTGATACAAACATGGGATAATTATCGAAAAATTCTTTACCTAATTCATTGGATTCCCTAATGTATGTTTTAAGAGTTACCTTATTAAAAGGAATATTCTTAAAATTTAAAGCTTCACCTTCTTTAGGAATGTTAAAGGTGGAGTTTATGACTTTTTTTACTTTTAATGATTCTAAAACTTGTCTTAAGATTTTCTTACCATCAGAGATATTTGATATATAATTAATTAAATATCGTTGATCTCCATCAGCCGCCAAAAATAGCAACCTTAGAATAAAAAGTTCAGTAGGAGTCATACCACTGTTAATGTAAACATTAATCTCTTCATTTAGAGATAGTTCAAAATGTTGCATTTATGCTGTATTTTGAACCACTTACTTACTTTGGGTAATTAATCCGTTATGGGATATTTAACTAAATTGGGTAATTCATATTGTTAATAAAAATTATCTATAAGTAAACTTGATCTAATATTCCATATTTAAATCAACATGGCCATCTAAAACATCAATATTTTCAATAACCATATTCTCACCATCTGAACAATTATATACTAAAACTTCCATAGTTTTATCATCTACTAATTGCAATTCATCAATTAATTCTTGTACTGTCATAATTATAACCTAAATAATACATCACTTTTTTCTGCAGTTCTTTCCAAGTTTTCCAACTCACCTCCTGCTAGAATTATATCTAATTCTTCTTCAGTAATCTCTATATAATTCTTTCCATTTGTGGAAGTATTATACCATGCTTCTTCTACTGTACCTTTTATTACTAAGGTAAATATTTCAGCTTCTTTATTTTCTTCAAATCTAATCACTCGACCTCGTACCACTATAATTTTCATCACCAATCATCAGACTTGTAGGACTTGACATGCATATCTCACCTCCCATGGAATTCTTACTGATTTATTGTTTGTGGTCTGGACTATATCTTCATCCTATTTCTAGGAGTTCCTGCATTTAAGTCTCTACGGCTGAATCTACACTTTAGTGTAGCCTATGCCTCGGTATTACCATCGTCATTACACGTTAAGGATTCACCGATATTCAGGAATATTTTTTCTAGAAAATTACTCTTCTAGTGGGCAGTATTGCCATTTATAATTTTTATATTTTAAATCAAAATCTTCACAACATTCAACTATTTTTTTTCTGCCATTAATTGTACCTAATACTTCTATTGAAGCATCTGAAATAGAATTAAAAGTTTTTAAAAAATTATTGTTTATATCATATTGATTTACTTTTTTACCAGACTTACCTATAAGACTTTTTTTAATTGATGGATCATTATTTATTAAAAGAAATGATTCATCTAAATATTCAAAATTAGGTTCTAGTTTCCATTGAAATCCTTTACAATGTTTTTGTATTCCTTTACATGCAGAAACAATATTCCCTCCTTTAGAATGATCTCCAACAATAAGAGATGCAGCTAAATAAGAATCATAATCTGCAATATAATTACCTTCTAAATCAAATTGAACCAATCTATTAAACGATAAAGAAAAGACATCAATATTAGATATATCACCTAATTCATCTCCTTTATATCTTCATATATAACCATGACTATGAGGTCTTAATTTCTTACAGCACATTGTTATTTTAGAAGCAGATGATAAATTTAAAAATCTAGCAGCATCTTCAGTAATTTCAAATTCCCTAAGTAATTCTCCAAAAATATTATATTGACAAATAGCTCTTGTTGTAGATTTTTTAAGTATAGATTCTCGAGAATGAGATCTTTCTCCTAAATGGTCTCCCCCAATAGTACAATTTGTTAATTTATATTCTTGTTTATATTTAGCAATATAATCCATTTCTGCTTGTTTTGCTAAATCTAAAGAATCATATTCTAAAACTAATTCAATAATAGGTTTTAATCCCTTTTTTAAAATAGATTTTATCCAATTTATTTTATGGTAATTAAGTTCAGGTCTGCATTTTGCATCGCAAATATGTCCTGATAATCTTTTTTGTAAAGTTCTGATTGTTATCCCGACATAACGAATTTCTAATGTTTCCGGGTCTTTTAATACATAAAGTTTTGATGTATTCATAATAAATATTAGTTAAATTAATAACTATAAATTTACACAAAATAATTCAAAGACTTTGTATATTATATGTTTTTATAAAAATATAAAAATTATAATGGGATAAATTTAAAATTTTACCCTTTGAGTTTTTTCCTGAGTAGATGAGTTATTACATAAGATAATTGCAAGATTTATACCATCAATATCAGTACCTTCATTCAATCCTTTAACTCCATGTAATACACCAGTTTTTAACTTAGAAAATTCTTCAATTGTTATTGCATTCTTTTTCTTTGTTTTACCAGAATGAACTACATATCCTCTTTTGATTTCATCTGCCTGTTTCTTTGTTGGAGAAAATGTAATTGCTTTACTATTAGGTCTATAATCAAGAATTTTTCTTGTTATCTCCACCTTTTTCGGATGATCCATAACAAAATATTTTCTTGCTTTTAACATTCTTCCCCAAGTGAAAGTAACTGCGTCAATCTCTCCTGGTGGAAGTCCCATTGTTTTGGCAAAAGTTCTTCTATAAACAATATCAGTCAAGCATTTCATTGCAGTATCAAAATCAAAATTGAAGAAGCTGAAAGAATTGATAAATTTTTGATTATATTCTCTATACAATTCAATATCTGGTGCTTCTATTAAAACTTTATACTCCTTATATGGAGATACCCATTTATTTGCAATTGCTTCAGGTAAAGTAATTACATCGCAAACTGGACAATATTGTTCCAATAAAATTTGTGCACCATCTAATCTTTCAAAAGTAGCAGATAATCCCAGAATTAATTTCGGAGTTCTTTGAGTAAAGATTGAATAAAAATGGTTTCCGGCATATTTGTGACACTCATCGAGTATTATAAAATCAATCTTATCTGTTTTTTTAACAGCAGAATTAATAATCTCTATAGATACATCAAAGAATAACTCAAACTTAACAAGTTCTTTAATCCATTGAAGTTTTAAAACTTCAGTTGGAACTATAACTACTATAGTCTTTCCTTTATTTTTTGTAAGAAAAGATTTAATTGCCATTATAGCTCCACGAGTTTTTCCAACTCCAGTAGCCCATACAAACGTGCCTCTTCCACCAAATTCCATCCATTTCTTTACTCCAAGTTTTTGACGCCCAGTCCTACTTAAACCCATTCTTTATAATTTCATTTTTACATACATTTTCTAAACGGTATAAGAGTATAAAAGTACTAAAAAAATTTTTATAAAATTGCAGAATTTTTATCTTCCTCAGAATCTTTTAACAATTCAGCTTTATAAGTAGAATATGTTGTTATCATAAATTCTCCATCAAAACTAACAACATCACTGGTTGATAAATATTCGCCAGTAAGTGGGTGAACAATATGACAACGTTTTCCAACTGTAATATCATCCTGAAGTTCTCCAATTCTTGTATAACCTTCATAAATACCATTTGGATGATTTCCGTTGAAAAAATCATCACTTACTTTGGTAAGTTTTATTAAATCACCTTTTTTCATAATTTTATTTTATTATTAATGAACCCAATATAATCCTGATTCTGCAGAAGCTTTCAATGATACAATCTCACAAAATGGCTTACCTGCATCTTCCATACATTTTAATAATATAGGCTTTACTTCCTCTAACATTTCCTCAGGACATTCTACTAAAATTTCATCATGAATGAGATTAACAATTTTAACCTTCATCCACCATTTGTTTGCTAAAATGACTTTAAAGAATAGAATACATGCATATTTTGTTATATCAGAAGCTGAACCCTGAATTGGAAAGTTCTGAGCAATACGACTCATCTCATTTTGAGCAGAGCTATATTTTCTAAAAATCTCTCGAGCATTTGGTTCATGTTGCCAAAAATAAGGATCTTCAACTTGATCTCTTAATTGAAAATAATGATTTTCTGCAATATTAAAGAAATATTTTCTACCAGTTATATTATTAAACTGAATATATCCAAAATGACATGCTTTTCTTAACACCAAATCAAAATATTCGCGTAGCTTTGGAAAAGAATCAAAGTATGATTTGTATACAAATTCTCCTTCTTTCTTAGATATATTACAATTTTGAGCAATTGTAGATCCATTTCCCCCATAATTTATCGAAAACCCTGCCTTCTTAGCTAAAAATCTTTTATCAGCATACTCTTTCTTAATATATTCTAATTTATCAGGAGTCAATTCTTCTAATGAATATTTCCTAATATTAGGAAACATTAAAAATGCAATATAGCTATGCATATCATGAAATCCCTTAGCATAGAAGTTAATTAAATTCTCCTCTTTACTAAAGTTAGCTAATATAATTTGCTCTTGACTTGAATAATCGGCATCTATCATAATATTTCCCTTTTCAGAAATAAAACAACTTCTTGTTTCATATCCTGAGGGCAGGTTCTGCAAATTTGGGGTACCATCATCCTTGTTTCCACAAGATAGGCGGCCCGTATCCATCAACTGCTTAAAGGTAGTATGTATTCTTCCAGTTATAGGGTTAATTTTATTCTTCCAAGATGTTCCATAAGTAGAGATATCCTTCTGCTTAGCTTTATAATCAAGATAAAATGGAAGAATTGAGAATTTATCTCGCTGAGGATCTAACACCTTAGCATCAATAGATTTCTTCTCAATTCCTTTTTCTCTTACAGTTACTTTTACTCCATAACTTTCAAGAACTTTAAGAACTTGTTTTGGAGAATCCCAATTAACAATACAATCCTGTTTGCCAGACCAAAGATCAGACATGCCAGAAAAACATTGAGATTTGTCATCTTTTAATAATTGTTCTTCTAACCTAAGTTTTAATTCATAAGCTTCCTCAACATTTTTAGCAGTTCTTTTTACCCATTTATCATAATCAAGTTTGATACCACAATATTCTACATATGCAAGTACAATAACAAAAGAATTATCTAAAGCTATTGCATTTAGAAGATTTAAATCCTTTGCTATTGCAAGCTGCATTCTTTTTATTTGTGGAAGAAATTCAACATCTTCCGCAGCGTAAACTAAAACACGATCACTTAATCCTCTTTTAATAATTTCACCTCTTACAGATTTATCTAACTGCTTTTGACAATATTTTAATGCAAGGGATTCTAAATCTCGCCCTGCATACTGTAAACCATTAGTAATGATAACCTCTGCTAAGAAGGTGTCATATACTTTTGTAAGGATTACTCCTTGATGAAATAAAAACTTTAAATCAAATTTCGCATTTTGTAGAAGTAATAGAGTATTAGTTGTATTTAAATAATCTTTCAAAGGTTTGGGAATTACTCCATCATAACTTGAAATATCAAATAATACTTGAAATTTTGCATTTCCGATTTGTACTAATAATAATTGTTTAGTATAGCAATCTAACCCGGTAGTTTCTGTGTCAATTCCTAACTCATCATATCCCTGAAGTAAATTAATTCCTTCTTCTAAGCTTATAATTTTAAACCATTCTGGATTAAAAAAAGAAACTTGATTAGTTACTAAAAAAATCATTATTATAAATCCTCCTCTTCTTCCTCTTCTTCTACATCATCTTCCCACATATTATCTTCATCTTCAAGGCATTCCTCGACATTATATTCAAGCCAACCTTCTCTTTCTTCTTCAAAGATTTCTATTGCAACTTTTTCAAGTTCTTCTTCAGTTGCTTCAGCATACTCAGGATCAGTTTTAAGATCATCCTCAATAATTTGAGCAACAGATCTTATACTATCATCTGTTCCAATATAACCTTCATATATCTCACAAGCTGCTTCCCAAGCTGCTTCCCATGCATCTGATTCACAAGCAAAATCTACTTCACTTTCAACTTCTTCTAAGTTGCTACCAAAACCACCACCTAATCCTGCATAAATATTATATAGCATTTTCCTCTTTCTTTTCTCTTCCGTCGTAAATTAACTCATACCATTTCCATTCTTCTTCATCACGATCTTCATCCCAAGGCTCAATAGTATAAGAGTAATAACTACCCTCATTATTTTCTGCTTCAGTAATTTGTTCGTCAGTTAATTCATCTCTATCTGATGTTCCATACATTTCTTCCAACATTGCTTCAAAACCACCAAAGCTATCAAAATTATCATATGAATGTACATCTAGATTAGCATGAGCTTCTAGCTCAAATTCATCCTCAGCCCACGCAGAATAATCTTGATCTTCTCCGCACCAATTAGTAGATAAATTTATTAAAAATCGTTTCATTAATTTACAACTTAAACCCTTTATACTCAGCCACTAATTCAATTTCAAACATTCTTTGTTCCCAAGATTGAATATGGCTTTTAACTGTTTCTTCCAAACTGAATAATATCCTATTTCTAAGAGTCTCTAATTGAGATGTTGTCAAATCTTTATATTTCTTATTAGGTTTGATATTCAACATAGCTCTCATTTGAGTGAAATTCAATCCTTTAGAATTGATATATAATCTCTCAATTTCTTTTATTCCAAGTCTATCACGAATAACTTCAATACGATCTACTAAATTACCTTCTTGATCATACTCCACTAAATCCTTAGATTCAGCAGGAGTTAACCAAATACCCTGTTTTAAAATAAAAGTTCTTGTTATGTGTTTCTTATTAAACACACCTAAACGATCTAAACAACCATCCATCACTAAGCTTAAAGGAATTTTTTCAAACTCATTGGGGACCCCATTAAAGATAGTACTCATGTTAACTTTATTTCCTTTTAACGCTTCTTTGTTTGCAGCAAGGAAATCATTAATAGCTCCAATTAAATTGAATCTACTAAGTTTGTTATTTGTTTCAAGAAAACGAAGAAATAATTCTGCACCACAATGATCTTTTTGTTCAGTAATTAATTCTAATACGAGATACCTTCCCGGATTTTGAATACTTTTGTTGAACAACATTGTTTTACAATGATTATAACATTCATTAATCTCAAATTCAGTCATTGCAGTTAATTTCTTCTCTGACTGTTTATATTTTCCAGCACTATCTAATGTTTTGTTACCCTTCCAAATGAAAGAGTTTATATCTGTTCTCTTCTGCTCAATAGCTTCTGATAATTTATTTTCAAGTAATGTAGTATTCATATCTTATAATATTATTTCGTTATTTGTTTGTAAAACCTCTGTTTTTAATATAAAATTTATAAAATAAACATTAGAATAATTATATTTAGTAGTTGTTTCAAGTTTCGGATCAAAATATACATCTCCAGCTTTTACAATATGATATTGTAAAAATCCTACATCAAGCATTTTTATATCTGGAACTTGCCAATTAGGTAATCTAGTACACATTATAAATTCTGATGAATTTATTTTTTTAAAAACATACATTGTGTAATTAGATTCCCTACATGCTACTAATTGTACTTCTTCTATTCGTTCTACCATGGGAGGGCATCAGCACTTCCATATTCATCTGTTAACATATTCTCATCTATAAAATCCTCTTCATCAAATTCCTCAACTGTCCATCCGGGATGGGATTTTTCAAAAGCAGTTACTTCTTCTAAAGTAAAAGGAACAACGTCATCAAGTTCTCCTTCTGGAGTTTTAATTAAATACATTAGTTTTCTAATAAATCAAGTACTTGTTCTGCTTTTATAAATATATCTCCTGGCTCCTCCATAATAGTTCTTGCCATACGGGAAACATTTTCTTCCTCAATCTGTTCTTTGATTAATTTATCGTATAACCAACTAGCAGTCATAAAATCTTTTTCAGATACAGCTTGTTCATAAATTGCATAAATCAATTGAGTTGTTTGAATTTCTCTATCAACTGTCGCAGTAAAAGGAGCAGTGTAACTTGAATCAAATGTCTCAGTATTTATTTCCACAGCTGGGTAAACAAATTTTACATCAGCATCAGAAAGATAGTCCATAATCCATTTATGATGATTCCATTCTTCATGCGCTCTTTTCTCATAATATGTCTGCAGATCTGAAATAGCCTCAACACTAAAGAAGTTTGCTATACTTAAATATAGATTATGATTCTTTAATTCATGTGCTATTTGTTTAACTAACAAATCCTTTAACTCAGTACTAAGTAATGATAGTTTTCGATTCGTCATTATTCTTTTTTGTTATTCGTTTCTTCTCAGGTTTAATATAAACAGTAAACCCGTTATCTAATAACCAATTTAATGGTGCTGCATATAATTCACAACAAATTTCAGTATGTGGATTTTTCCAAAATGATTCCACAATAAATGGGATCTCATGTTTACAGGAAAAATATGTTGTATTAACTACTGAAAAATAATTAGGAAAATATGCACATATGGTTACTTCATAGATAAATGTATCTTCAATAAATACAGTCCTTTTGTTTTTAATATAAACAATAGGATTATCCGTTATCTTTTTCGACATAGGATGCAATCTTTGTTAAAAGTCCACATTCCAAAGCTTCCTTTGCATTAAACCATTTATCAAATTTCAAAACCTCATCAATATTAGTTATTGTAGTATGCTCTTTTACAATGTCAAAAATATCCTTCTGAAGAGATAATTGTAATTCAAAATCAATTTTAACTGAAGCAGTTTTACCTATAATATATCCAGAAGCTTCATGTAACATTAATCTACAATGAGGTAATCCAATCCTCTCCTGTCCCATCAACATTAAAATAGCTCCCATACTTTCTGCACCACCTATACAGGTAGTTCTTATAGGAGATTTAATAATCTTTGAAACATCATAAATTGCTAATCCATCTAATATTGTTCCACCTGGACTATTAATATAAATATTAATAAATTTTTTAGAATCAACTGAATCTAGATATAACATCTGAGCAATTACTCCATTAGCTAATTCTTCAGTAATTACATCATCAATAAAGATGATTCTCTCTTGTGCCAATTTGGAAAATACATCCATAATGACCATATTCTTGGAACTATTCTCTACTACTGTTCTTTGTATCATATTTCATTATTTGATTCTTCGTATTGAATCCTATCAATTTCTGCAGCAATAAATGCTCCAGCTATTTTCAATCTTTCAATTCGGTTTGGTTTATTGATAATCTTATCTCTATAATGTTCTAACCAATAATAAGGCCATTCAAATACATCTGGATTAATGGCAAATAATGCACCTTTAATCAATTCACCTTCCAAATATTTTTCTAATGGCCATCCATGTTTATAGATTTGTTCATGCCTTTCTTGTGCAATTAATTCTATTCCCGTCATACTTTATAATGTCCCAATTCTATTAATATTTGTTTTGTAGCTAAATAGTCTAAACTACGCCTCTTAACATTACAAGGTAACTCAATTACTGGTCGCCCAATACTTTGAGCGTAATTAACTTCAAAAGCTACACCGCTTAAGATTTCTCCATTAGGCATACCTCTAAACGCAATCAAATCACAATAATCTATGATTTCTTTAAAAAAATCCATGCAGTTTTCTTTACCACGTTCTAAAATATATGTTTGAACGCCAGCTTCAATTTCTTGGCTATTTGGATTAACAACCTCAAACCCTAAAAATTCTAACAATGCAACATCTTGTGCTTCAATAGTTGAACCATAAGACAACATTGTATGTGCATAATAACATCTTAATTTATTCATCAAATTCTTTTTTTAATAATAAATCCGCTGCTTTAAAAGAAAGTATAGCAAAGGCATTAAAAAGTTCATCTAATTCTTCTTCAGTATCACATACAGTATTTGGATTAGACAGTATTCCTTGCATTGCCATTCCTGCTAATTGTAATCGAATAGACATACCATAATAAGTGTCATCAATTTCTCCTAATTCTGTTTGACCACCTTTATAAATCCTAGTTTGTATAGGATATGCAGGCCCTTGTCCTAATTTACCCATTTTCATCAATTTCTAAATGACTTCCTTGATTTGCAAGTGCATCACATAATTCATTATAAACGTTTCCTGCATGACCTTTAACATGTTCAAAGTTAATTTTTAATTTCTTACTTATCTGGTCCATTAAAATCCAAAGATCATGATTCTTATTCTTTTTCCATCCTTTAGTCATTGTCCCTATCAAGTACATAGAATCAGAATAGATTGTAATTTCAGAATAGGATTGTTGAATTGCCCAGCTACAGGCCTCAATACAACTTTGTATCTCCATTCTATTATTAGTTGTATTATTTTTGAAATAAAATTTAGAATAAATCTTAATCCCATTTTCTAAAACAACAAATGCCCATCCTCCCTTATCACGTAAGGAAGAATAGGCACCATCGCAGTATATAGAAATATCTTTACTCATTTTTAAATTTACAAAACTCAATAATATCATTAGATTCCCAACCAAATGGAAATACTATATCACGATGTCCTAAATTATTTTTTAAAACTTTTATTCTTTTTTTACCAACAAATAAGACAACTTCTGCTTCTTTAATAAGAGATGTACAATTATAACGAATATGATTTAGTTCTACATCACAATCAGGAGTATTTTTATAGCCCATTCTTAAATCATGATTGGTTAATACTAATAAGTTCATCATTTGATCTTTTATAAGTTTCACGTTTATTCATTTCTTCTAAAATCTCATCAAGAGAAAATGGACCTCCACAATCAATGCCAACATCCTTTCTTCTATATTTCAGATTAGTTTCACAGTTATTTAATTTACCGTGCAAATGACCATGTAACATAATAGATCCTTTTTCCGCATCTCTCCAATGATCTATTGGATGATGAAATAGAATTATTAGTTGTTTATCAACAACTAATTCTAATAAAGATTGAACAGATGTAAATATCTCTTGAGCATTTAAATTAAAATTGTCAAAGAAAGAATCTTCACCTGGAAAACAATCATCAAATTTACAATTAGGAAGTTGTCTATCATTTCTAATATGATCGTCATGATTTCCTAAAATTTCATAAACTGTTCTACAAATAATTCTGTTCCTAAAATTCCAAATATTTTCAATACCTCCAAAAGACCAATCACCTAAACAATAAAGTTCATCATCTTGTTTAACAACAGAATTAATTCTATTAACAATCCAATCATTCATTGTTTCAAGTGACTTAAATTTCCTACATCTATCCTGGTCTTGCCATACTGATGTAGCAGAACACAAATTTACATGCCCGTAATGTGGATCACTCACAAACCATTTCATTAGACATTAATTTATTATAACATTTTTTAATCACTTGTGCATCCCATAAAGCATTATGTTTTAATATTTCTGAATTCATATCAGCATATTCTTCTCTATTTATATCAGGATCAATACCTTTAATTTTAAATAAAGTACAAATATCAAATGGAATGTAGTAAATATTTTTAGGAATATTAAAAGCATGCCCAAATAATCCACAAAATAATACCCAATCATATGCTAAACAATCACTCCAAATTTCTACTTTATCAAACTGAGAAAACCATTTTTCTAATTGCTCTTTAATAGATAGAGAATTAGCCTTCATTCTAAATACAGCGGGATCATTTGATATAATAATTCCAGATTTTGGATAATCATTAAAAACTAATTTTTTAATAATATTTTCAAAAATCCAATCATCACATTTTACAAAATTATAATCAGTAAACTCTGCATAGAATGTTTTTCCACACTCAGATACCAAACCTATAGAAATAAGATCAGCATCTTGTTTTAACCCTGTAAATTCTGTATCAAAAAATATTTTAGTCATCATTTTTAATATAAGCTTTAACTTTGTTAATATTATAAGACTCATTTAAACTTCCACAAAAGATATAATTCTTTAAATTAAAATCATATCCATTGTAATAACCAAGTAAAGAATCCCAGATAACATAGTCATAAACTAAGCCAGTAGATTCTTGCATTTGATCTCTAATTTCTTTAACATCCTGTAAAGTTACAGAATGTTTTTTACATTTAACTATAAGAATTCCATCCTTTATTCCTATATTAAATATTCCGTATTCCATTTAACACCTTTTTTGCTAATAAAGTAATAGGTAAATTCATTACCGATAAATATCTATTAAACTCATTAGTAATTAATTTATACTTCTGAATCTGGATTTTTAACTCAGTTTTTGACTCAGAAAAAGGATATTTTTTCCCATTTCTAAAATCATTTGCACCACTAAAAGCATGATCTATAAAACTATAATACCCACCAATTTTAAACTTATCTTCTTTCTCTTCTTTATCTTCTAAATCTTTCAACTCAGGAGATTCTTGGGATTCTTTTAATTCTTTTTTAGATTTTAATAAATGAAGAACAAAACAATATCCATTATGTGTAATTTTAAAATCTTTCTCAATTATCTCCATCATTTTCCTCCTTTACAGTTGCTTTCTGAATAGAAGTAATTTTCATATTTGATGCAAATTTCTTAACCTCTTCAGCATATCTTTGAACATATTCTGAAACAGTAAAAACTTCTTCTAATTGTGAGAGACGATGAATAACCATAGTCTTCATACAATGTTCAAAAGTCATTCCATATCCAACTAATTTCATTTCATATCTTTCATTTTCCTTCCCCTCATTTACTGGAGACAATATGCTTAAATCAAAAAATGGAGCAGATTTTACCTGCTCCATTTCAAAATCATGATCCTTAATCAGTATCATCATTAAAGTATAATTGAGATCTTTCATCCATTTTTGCAAACAGTTTATCTAAAGATCTCGGTATTTTTGCATAAAACTTATTACGAACTTCATGGTTCATATTTTCTGCAAGAAAAGCACGACTTAATGCTAAGTCAATTGCTTTTTCTTTTGAAAATACATCATCATTATTACATAATGACCAACCAATAACACCTGGAGCAATTGCAATAACAACTCCAATTGGTTTACCTTTAATCACTATGGAATTTCTTTCATAAACATCATCTTCAATTTGTATCAAAACAGGAACATGTTTTTCTTTTTCCCGATAATACTCCACAAGGACTTTTGATCCCACATCTTCTAATTTTAACAATTCTTTCATTTTATTATTGTATTAAAGTAAAAACTTCTTTCCATTTTTCTTTATTTTGAAAATTAAATAACATTTCTATTATATTTTCCGGAATAAGAAACTGACTATCTTCATATCCAACGGAGGCATCCCATCGCAGTCCAGTTTCAATATTAATAAGACATAATTCAAATCTATTGGGTTTACATAAAATATAAACTTCTTCTTTTACATCCTTATCAATAATTTTAAATTTATTACCTATTTTATAAGTCATAACTTAAAAATTTTACCACATCTTTGACATTTATATTCATTAAAATGATCAGGAATTCCTTTTATATCATCCATTGATTTATGAATATCAAAAAACTGTTTACTCCACCAACACCGAAGTTGATTGATCCACTGTATCATTTAAATTATTAATTAATTTTGAAACTTGAGTTTCGTATTTATTCTTAAATTGTAACTCTCTAGATTTAAGAACTCTATTAACATGACGTAGTATTTCCTGTTTTACAGAAATTGAGATAGGTACATCAATTGGAACTTTACCGACAGCAATTAATCTGTTATCTTCTAGAGTAAATTCTATATCATCTATAAGATTACGAAATAAACATTTGTCGGCATGTTTATCAAACATTATTGAAGAACTTACATTTAGATTAGTTTTTACAAATCTAACTGTATCCTTAACATGTTGTGTGCGAGAATTTAATTCTCTTTTCTTATTACTAAAAACTAATACCTTGTATTTAGTTATTAGTTTATTTGGTTTAATTTTCACGGATCTTCTTACCATTAAAGTAAACAACCTTGATCTCTTCTTTCATATGTGAAAAGAACAGATCTAAATAACTACCAATTTCATCCTGATATATAGTATCAGAATAAGTAGTTTTGAAATCTGGTTGCTGTTTCAAATTTTTCAAGTGAACAGTAATCCGATGAGGAGTAATCCTTCTAAAAGTAGGAGGAGCTGAGGGCCTTAAACCCTTAATCTTTTTCATCCTTCCTAAGGCAATTCTTTCTGGGCCAGTCTGTCTATGCCATTCCGGATCCTGGATAAATAATGGAGGACGTAATCCTTCACTAACCATTTGGGAATCATTTGCTGTATCCACTGGGGGATAACGTTTTTCCTTTGCTTTGTCTTTCGATGTAACTTTTTCTGCGCTCATTTTGTAAGTGACTTTAAGATTAATAATAATTATTGCTTTACTGTGCAATTAACAGTGTAATAAGGTTGATCCCACCAAGGGTAAACAGGTTGTTGTGGAATAACTGGTTGGGGAAACTGAGGAAAAGTAGGATATATTGGATAAAGAGGAGCAATATTAAAATCAGTTTTTCCTTTTATTATCCACTCTTCTGATAGATCTAATCCTCCCAATTCTTCAAACAAATCCTTTAAAAGTGTTGGTTCTAAAAGAGTTATCTCTTTTTTTGTTTTGTCTATTTCATATCTCATAAGTATTTAATTTACAATTTGTTAAAAATAAAATAAGGACACCTTTCGATGTCCTTATAAATTAAGTAACTAAATAACCCCAAGGTCTTTTCTCTGGCCGCATCGTGGATCATCATTTTTAATCTTCAAAAGACTTTATTAAAAATTACTTATCATTTAGAATTTTAGTTTACTTATATTTTACTAGGCAGCCTTATCCTAGTACGTCACCTAAAGTTTTTTTCCTTTTAGAAAGGAACTGGTGGTGCTTATACCTTTAACCCGAAAGGCTTTTGCTATAACTACGTTACATTCTTTAGAAGAGGCTTTACGTAGTATCACGTCGGGATGGCAGGATTCGAACCTGCGAGTTCTCTTGCTCCCAAAGCAAGCGGGGTACCGGACTCCCCAACATCTCGATTTATATCTATTAATATAATTTAGTTCTTCCTTTACTCCAAGGATAATAAGTTGCTTT